TCCCTCAGTAGCAGGGAGCTGCAAATCCCTAACGCTTGTTGCATCAGCGCCCGTAGCTCAGTTGGATAGAGCAACGGCCTTCTAAGCCGTGGGCCACAGGTTCGATTCCTGTCGGGCGCATCGTCGGTGACTCTGCCGACTTTGCCGCAGCGCTGGGGACAACTTGGGGACAACTTGGCGGTGTTGCTGCAGTCTCAGCAGCGCGCCGGTGCAAGTGGTCAGCGCTCAGGTGCGCGTAGCGCTCGGTCATCTTGACGCTGGCATGACCCAGGAACGCGGCGACCTCAGGAAGAGACCAGGATTGCCCCCAGCTGCCCATCAGCAGGTGACTGGCTGTCGTGTGCCGGAGGTCATGAAAGCGCACGCTGCGCGCAATCCCGAGCCGGTCTTTGATGCCCACTTGCACGCGCTGCGCGCCGCGCTTCTTTGTGGCCCAGCCGAAGTCGTCACCGCGCCCGCGCCGGTCTCCTCCTGGTGCGGGGAAGACAAGGCCTGCGGCTGGCATGCCGGCCAGCTGCTGCAGCTCGGCCAGCGCTGCCCGAGCTGGACCAAGCAGCGGCACGCGCCGGATCTTTCCGGTCTTGGTCGGCCCGCCGTGGCTGTACCTGACCACCAGCTGCGGACGCTCGCCAAAGACCACGTCCTGCCAGTGCAGGCCTATCAGCTCGCCCTGTCTCAGCCCGCTGTAGATTGCCAGCATGAGCGCGCCGCGCTGCGGCTGCTCGACCACCATCTGCTCCACTAGCGCAATCTCTGCAAGCTCAAGATAGGTCCACGGCTCTGTGGTCTCTGCTGGCTGCTCGACCCGCAGGCCCGCCGCAGGATTCAGATTGATCAATTCGTCATCGACCGCGTCTGCCAGTGCGCGCCTTAGCAGGTTCAGGCAATGCCGCACGGTACCGGCTGCGACCTTGCCGCTGCTACCTGGCTTGGCCGAGTTCTTCCGCTGCAGCTTGCTCAGCCAGTCCCGGACGTGCCGACGCGACAACTTGAGCAGCGGGATATCAGCCAGGCAGCTGTCCTCGATGTGACGGGACCACCGCGCTGCGTCGTCCTGGTGGTTCCGGTTGTTCCTCCGGAGCAGCCACTTCTGGCCCCAGGTGCCGACCGTGAGCCCGACCTCGGGCGCTACTTGGCCGGACTGGAGCAGCTGCAGCGCAGCGGCCAGAACTTCGGTGGCCTCCTGTTGCGTGCCGTAGGTGCGCGACTGAACGCGCCGTCCATCGATGCGAGCAACCCAGCGCCACCCCGCGCCGTGCCGTTCAACGCTACCTGTCCCCCAGGGTCTGCGTGTATTCACCTTTAGTTGCTCCTCATTTTTCGCGCATAGATCACGCCGGAGCCATTGCACTCAACAGCGTTGGCTAGCTTGTCGCAGTGGCCATCTTCGCAACCGTGGCCGCAACATTCGTCGCAGGCAGGTTCTGGCTTTTGATGCTTAGACCATGGTTCATACAGTCCGATGCACGCAGCAATGTTTCCACAGGGGCATTTCAAGCACTTCGCGCACCCAGGACACGGGCGCAGGCGCTGTCCAATGCGGTAATTTAGGCGCAGTTTCTCTCGCTGTCCGCGCGCCCAGTTAGAAAGCGGCCAAACGCTGCGCCAGACCAGGCGCAGCTGCTTGTTTGTCATCTTTATGTGGCTGGTATCTTGACTGTAGAGCGACTGATAAAGCGCCGCCCTCTTCTTCGCCCCCTCGGTCATACCGACCAGATTTCGCGCGTTCTTTTCATTGCTCATTTGGTCCCTCTAAGTTGATCAGCGGATAGGCCCGCGCGTTTCAAATCTGAAACAGCATTTTTGCTGGCCGCAGAATCAAGTTCTGACGGGGTGAGCGATGGCGTGCTTCCATCAGTGCGCGGAAATCTTCTGCGGGTCTTGAGCTGCTTCTGCTGCTCCAGCTGCTGCCGCTTGCGCTGTATTTCGAGCAGCCCGGCCCGCAGCATCGCTTCCTGCACATCCAAGTCCATCATGTAGTTGGTCCCCCATCACGACGCTTCCGCCGCAGCCCTTGCGGCGCAGCTGCTCTGTAATCTTTCCGGCTATGTCCGACGCTCGGCTCAATTGGCGCCTGGCTTTCTCTCGGTCTGGCTGCATCCGTAGGCGAACGGTCTGCGGTCCACCTGGCACGCCAGCAGGAAGCGCCCCGGCACGTCTCGGATCCGTTTCTTCTCTCGGTGAATGGTCACGGGGACAGAGCGCTTGTGCTCAATGACGGCTAGGCCGCCCTTTCCGTTAGGAGTCACAAGCGCAACGATCCCGAGCTTTAGCGTGTCAGCCATGCGCGCAAACTCGACGCGCGTCGGTGCTTTGAGGTGCCACGACAGCACCCGCCAGTGCGACAGGTTGTCTAGCGCGCCGCGCCCATCGAATCGCACCACGAAGCAGCACATCCTTGGCGGGTACTGCTCGTGCTTGAACCATGGGCTGCCCCGATACGCGCCGACCGGCACCCAGTGCCCGGACTCCGTTTTCCAATCGCAGCAGCTCGGAAGCCGCGGCAATAACCGCAAGCACGACAGGGTCTTCCGAGCTCATAGCATCCCCTCGGGACCGACGGGCCAACGGACTTTGTTTCCATGCAGGTCAACCGGCCAAAACTTCCAATCAGCGCATTTTCTTTCTAGGTCATTAGCGCTGGCGTAGTTGCACCACTCCTCGGCTGTCCAAACAGCCATTCCGTCGTCGGTGTCTAGCTCGGGGTCCATGAACGACACAAAAAGCATTGAACCGCCTAGGCCCAAGTCTCCAACAGCCCCGATCCACATGCCGCCATTCCTGCAATGAGCTCGGCGAGCAGCCAAACTTGGAACGCCTTTTTGCAGCCGCGGATTTATCAGGCGGAGCATCTCCTGTGCCGACTGAAATTCACCGTGCATTCTGAGCGCCCGCAGGGTGATTTCAGAATTGAGCGGGGCGCTTTGCAGGTCTGCATACACAAGACGACGTGGCGCATCACGGTGCTTCCATTTCCAGCCGTCTTCGCACTCAAAGCCACGACCTCTTAGAAAGTCGCGGACCATTTCAGCCGTTAGTCCCTGCGCTTCATCCAGTTCGCTGATGTTCATTGTTGGTCCCAATTTTCGGCGCTGCAGCGCAACGCAGCAGCCGTGCCAAATTGCTCAACCGTGCCGTGTCCGTAGATTCGTTATCTACGGACATCCGATAAGGCTCGCGCCGTCGCTCTCGTAACCCCTTACGGGGTGCGGGTTTCGGGGCGTGCGGTTTCTGTCGATTCGTAGTGTGTAACTTCGGTGTAACTTCGCTCTAGCGTCACGTATGGCAGGAATGACCATACGTGTGCGCTGTAACTATTCCGGCGCTTTGAGCCTATCCACAGCTCGGCGATGCTTCCCAGCGGCCACCGACTCACTGGTCGCGTAGCTCTGAAGCGTGGTCTTGGGGCTGGCGTGGCCTAGCGTGTCCGCGACACTCCGCGGAGACTGCCCGGCCTCGATGGCCAGCGAGCTGTGCAGGCCGCGCAGGGAGTGCGTCGTCACCTGGGGCACTCCAGCAAGGCGGCAGTACTTGTGCGTCGCCCGCAGCAGCCACTTGACCCCGCCGCCCTCGGCGTTGTTTAGCAGCCGCACGTTTGCGCTGCGACCATCGGCGGCATCCTGCAGCAGCTGGCGCAGAACCTCCGGCACCTGCACGCGGCGCGCTGCGCTGGCTGTCTTGCCGCTGGTGATCACCAGCTCGCTGCCCTGGTTGTCAACGTCGCGCACGCGCAGCGCTATAACCTCGCTGGCTCGCAGTCCGCACATGAGGACCACCAGCACCGCCAGCGGCGCCGGTCCGCCTGTCTTTGCGTGGTAGATGAGCCGGTCCGCCAGCTTGCGCGCCTCATCAATGCGCAGCTGTTCTTTGCCGTGAGGCAGGCGCCCGACGGGCTTTACAGCTGCCAGCGGGTTTGTGGTCAGCAGCTTGTGCTCGACGCACCAAGCGCCAAAGGTCTTGGCCTGCGCAAGCTCTCCGCGGTGGGTGGCTACTGAGCGCGGCTTGCCGTTGCGCATCGGCCTAGATGCCAGCGTCCTATAGAGCTCGTCGCACGACCGGTGCGTCAGGCTCTTGAGGCTATCGGATGGATTGAGAAAGAACGCAGCCAGCCGCGCAAAGGTTGTGCGCTCTGAGCCGGCGCGCGTTCCCCCTTGTGCCTCTCGATAGGCGCGGTACTGCTCCAGCGCCTGCGCAATCGTCAGCTCGGAGTCGTTGACCACTAGGTCTAGCAGCATCTGGGACAGCCTCGTCGCTTCGCCCATCGTCGTCATCCTGGGGCTTGGGGTCCGAAAGTCTGCGCCGCTGGCCAGCACGACCCGCCGGTCTTTGTACGGCCCGCATACGTTGATCTTGAGCGCTGACTTCCGCTTGCCTGCGAGCTTGCGCCGGTGGGCCTGCAGCGTCTCCTTAGCCACGACCAGCAGCGGACCGTCGGTGTCAATCCCTCCGATGATACGAGGTCGCGCCGGTGGCAATGCTGCTGCGTCTTGAACTTCTGCGGCCTGCAAGTCTTTGGCGCTGATGACTCCGCGCCGCACAAGGTCGTCGATGACCAGCTTCCGCGCCGTCTCTACTGCTTCGCTTTCGCTTTCGCTCATGCTGGCACCAAGTGCCTTTCTGCCCATAGGCGCGCTGCTTCATCCCCGTCTAGTCCGTTTTCGGTTGCCAGAATCCGCAGCAGCGAGGGCAGCTCGGCCTCGCGCCCAAAGTTGCAGCTCTGGCCAAAGCGCACCAGGTCCTCGACGGTTGCAAACTTCTCGACCGCTTGCTCTGACGACTTGGGCTTGGGCTTTGGTGCAGCTGCCCGAGCTGCGGGTCTCGCCTGCGCTGCGGCATCGGTCATGCACGAGCGCAGGTTCCGCACTACGTACATCCAGGGCGTGTAGCGTTCGTATCCTGCCCTAGTTCCAACCCACTGAAACGAGGTCCGATGGACCCAGGAAGCAAGCAGCTCCCAGTCCTCAGCCCTCCGGCCTGCTGCGTGCGCCTGGTCCCACGCTTCGCAAAGTGTCTCCTGCCACTTCTCGGGAAGTCCCGTCCAGGTCTTGGCAGACGTGCGCAGCTGCAGCTTGGCACCGACCAGCTGCGCAAACTGAGGCCAGCAGCGACCGAGCACTTGCTGCGCTGTTTCCCCTGCGGGCTCTGCTGGCTGCTGGCTCTCTGGCTCTTGTTGGCGCGCTTCCATGTCGAGCTCCAGCTGCCGCGCTGGCTGCTCGGGTGGCGCGCTCTCGGCCAGCGGCTCGACTTGCGGCTCTGTAAATAGTTCCTCGCGTCCAGGCAGCGCGCGCCGGTACCGTTCGGCCATCTGCTGCCGCTCGGTCACTTGGTCCCGCGGGGTTGCCGGGTTGATTGGCTGCTCTGCCAGGAGGCCTCGAAGAAACGCCTCCCCCTGTAGGTCGCTGCGATGCGCCCGCCTCGACAAGTAGCTCGCAAGGTAGGAGGGGTGCGCCGCCAGCTGCCGCATGAGCTCAATCTCTGCGACCTCAAAGACCGCGCTCGTTTCTCCGCTGCTGCGGTAGTTTTCCATGCAGCGCCCCCACTCGACAGCAGAGCCGAAGGAGCTGCACTCCTGGCACTCCTGACGCCGCACGCTTGGGATGTAGATACAGGGCACGCTCTCGTCGAGCATGACCACCCCTTTGGCGACCAGCACATTCATGCAGCGGCGGACGTCCTGGTCTGTCCAGCCCCCTGAGCGGCGCAGCTCATCGGTGAGGCTTCCGAGCCCGCAAAAAAGCAGGCCCGGTATGAAACTGGTCTCCCCCCCCAGGCCGAGCAGCAGATAGTTCAGGAGGCCCTTAGGGCTTGGGGCGTCCTCAAGTTCTCGGTAGTTCTGGTCGCGCAGCGCTCGCACTTCGTGCGCGACCCAGCGGGGCTTTTTACGGCCCCCGGTTGTGCTTGTCGCCATGCCTAGGACTCTTGCCAGACGCGCCCGCCGGTGGGTGCAAGCACTCCCCCGTGCTGGTTGACACGCACAAAGCGCTGGCCTCGACCCACGCTTGCGCGGCCAACTGTGCGCGGGTCTACATCGGGGTGCATGCGAGAGAACGCACAGATCCGCTGCTGGTCTTGAGCGACCGCCAGCTCTATCAGCTCCCGACCTTGCCCGAGGTTTAGAACCGGTCTGTCGACCAGGGTTAGGAATCCGCTTTGAACGGTCGCTTGATATCCAAAGCTACCGTCCGCCAGCCGCGCCCAGGTTATGGAGCCCTCGTATCCAGACCCCTGCGGGTTTCGGTACTCGCGCTCCTCAAACCACGACACAAAATCGGCAAACGGCCCAGCGGCCAGCATCTTGGCCGTGGCCTCGTCTGGTGCCTCTCCGGAGCGGAGAATCCGAGCAGGTGAAGCAACGAGCCAGCGATGGTCGGGATACACCCGCATTTCAAACTCGCCAACCGTAGACACCAAGCAGCCGACGTACCAGGCCGATAGGCCCCATTCTGCCGGGGACTCTGTAGCCAGTGCCGCTGCCTCAGCCGGTGATAGCTGAGACATCGGCGTCCGCAAAATGTTGGTATCGACCGCGACTCGCTCTGCAGTAACAACGCCGGTTGCCATGGTGTCCGCTCTCCCCTCTGGCACCGGACAGCAGGTCCGCACCAGACCAAGAATCAAAACGAGTGCCCCGGCCAAGATGGTGTAGGGGCTTGCCTTCTGCCAGCGCTGCGCGCACCAGCTGCGCAGCGTGGGCCGCGGACTGAACCCGCCGACCCGCTGTTTGCCCGCAGCCCGCAGACCCACGCGGGCCGCATGTGCAGCGGAGCAGTAGTCCGCCTGGGACCGTATCTGCACAAAACTGCTGGCTGGACGTATGGGGTCCACCGGCCACTGCAGCATGTAGCTATACCGACCGCTTGCGTTGACATGGACCACGACCCGCACCCCGTTTGAGTGTGAGCCAACGCAGCTGAAGGGACCCGCCAGCGCAAATCCTGGCGGCAGGTGGATTGCTTCCATGGTCTTGCGCTGGGTTGTCATGTAGTGCTCCCGGTGTCTAGCAACTCTCCGTCGATGGAGATAACCGTCCCATCTTTGAAAAACCTTGTCTTCCACTTGGGATGACAGTTTGAGAACCGTTGCTCCCCGTCAAACAGAACGATCAGGTTCCCGTGCGAGTTCCCCCCAACTACTCGCCCGCTCTTGCCGTCAACTTCAACGACCATTCCGAACTCCACCCACGGCATCCCACGCTGCTTGTGGATGTAGTCAAGCGAGCCAACGACATCGGATTCAACAGGCTGGCCGAGCTTCAGCCCTAAGCTCTGCTGCCCGCTCATCGGCAGGCCTCGCCTACATACTCGTATCGGAGCAGCAGGCTCTTTATCGACATCCGGCGCTTTTTTCCTGCGCATCCATGGCCGACGCAGATCACGCGCTCTAGCTGGTCAAAACCAAGCACGCACAAGGTCTGCAGTATCCCGCCGTACTTTCTGAACGCTGCGGTCTCTCGCTGTCGGTACAGCTGCCAAGTCGCGACGACTGAGGGCTTCGAGTCGGGCTGGGCCGGTACAAGCGGCTCCATCCACCCCGGTTCCACGGAATAGCCGCCAGCCTTTCCCTTGACCAAAACTACAGGCGTGCCATGACCGAGGGCCCAGCATTGGCTGCGTGTTTCAGTGTCAAAAGTATCGCCGGGATTTCCGTCCGAGGTTTTGTACAGAGTGACCCGGACCTTGGTTCCAATTGGATACTTAAGATTCCACTCATCGACCGTCATCAGCTGCCCCCTGAGTCGGCCACGATCTTTGTCGTGTGCTGGTCTTCTACGTGCTCGGACACCACGCCGTTGTCGATGCGCTCTGGCAACACGACAACCGGGACCTGCGCTCCCATCTCAACCAAAACGTCCAGATGCTCCGGGGATAGCGGCAGCAGCTGTGCCAGCGATTCCAAGTGCAGCGATGACGGTGCAAACTGATGAAAGTCGGTTACGCACAGCTGCCGGCCTGCGCGGTTACACAGCCTGTTGAGCATTACGCGCGCCCCGCTGGCCTTGCCAATAGCTATCAACGAGTGAACGTCCAACGCCGCTCGCATCATGTCTTCACCGCTCACCGCACCGAGGTTGCTGTCCGCAGGGGCGTTGTGCTCGGCCACAGTCTCGACCTTGCGCTGCTGTCCCAGCGGTGCGGCCAGCACTTCCGGCATTACCTTGCGCAGCTGCTCCAGCACGGTCTCGCAGCAGTCAGCAGCGCGGAAGTCTTCCACGCAATACAAGCGCCTAGTGACCGCCTCAAACTTTGCAAACTGCGCACCGGCCAGTGCTGGGCCGCGCTTCTGCACATCGTCCGCGATTGCTGATCCCATGCCGTACAGCACCTGCTCCGCCAAGGAGCCGAAGACGTCGGTTCCGTAGTGCTCGGGTAGCCATATGCAGTCGATGCAGCCGCACGTCTTCGGCGTGATAGCGGATATCCGGTACTTGCTGACCGCCTCGTCGAGCTGATCACTGGCAACCACCGCAACGGCAAAGGCCCTCAATAGCCGCGCTCTGTCTTTATCTCCGGGCCTGCCTAGCTTCTCAATCAAAGTAGCGAACATCTGAAGCACCGCTGGGTCGCGCTTCCCAATCGCCATGTGTAGGTCGGTTCGCCTTGCTTCCTCTGGTGGTCTATCCGACATGGGCCGCGCTCCCTTCCGCGGGGCTGCTGGCCTTCTTTGAAAACAGGGAGTGATTGACGATCTTTCCAATCATCATGCGGTAGCTTTCCGCCCGTTCCTCCGCTGTCCCGCCCATCGTCTCGATAAGGCTTGCCGTACCTACGAAGGCTCGCACACCCCCTTCCATCGCCTTCAGAGAACCTGTGGCTGTTAGGAGCAGCCCTAAATCAATAAAGGCAGACAGCAGCGGGTCCATATTCTGAGCTGCGCTCTTAGCGGATTGCCCTGAGGCTGCAGCTGCCTGTTCTGCTGCAGGTGCAGCGTCTGGCTGTTCTTTCGCTGCGCAATCCTCTTTCAGGTCGCGCACGTTAAGAACAAGTACGGGTCCGTTATCCCCTACGGTAAACGGGTCAATCATGCCGCCCCTGAGAAGACAGCCAAGCATAAGCGGTTCGCCAACACGCGGACATTCCCGAACTGGCCAACCTATTAAATGCTTTGCTGAAAAATGGACAGATGCGATCCGCCCGTTTTCGATGCGGACCTCACGCGCCGGCTGCCCGCAATCACTCAGGTGAACTTCAAGAGACCGCGAGCGCCAATCATCCCCAGCCGCTGCGCCGTCCGCATCCGTAGGCCGCTGCTCTGCTGCTTCTTCCATTGCAAGTGCCGCGTTTCTTCCCTCGCCATGACGCACGCGATCCTCAACCGATGATGGCTTCACTTGCTGCTCGATAACCCTAGCGACCATCAGGTCGGGCTGCACTCTGGGCAACCCTGCAGAGTCGGAAAGCTGCAGCAGCTCGCCCACGCAGGGCTCGGTCCACACAAATCGGCCAATCAGACCCAGGTGGTCCGTCTCGGTTGACGCTATCGCGCCGCCCTGGATACCTAGCGAACTTCCGCTTAGCAACAGAACGACCAAGTTCTTGCTGCGCCAAGCATCCGTAGCCCGCTCCTCTACCGCCTGCTCGTTGCCTTCCGTTCCTGTGCCTATGGTTCCCATCTTGACTCCTTTATCGAGTGCGCCCGGCTAATCTGTGTTAAGAATTCCAAACGGACCGTCTGAGGTTTTGTTTTTTCGGTCTAACTGCTGAAACTTTCAGCCTAAAGCGTACCGGTGTCAAGTGTTCCGAACGTCCTGTGCCCCAAAAAAAATTATTCCAGTCGGTCAGACCGTCTCGCACATACCGACTGTGACAAGTGGAAAGAAAAATCCCCTGTGGTTTTCATTGCCAGACCGGCTCCGCGCAGCTCGCGAGGAGCGCGGCATGACCATGACCGCCATAGGGAAGGTGCCTGGATGCTCTAAGTCAGCGGCGTCACTTACTGAAAACGGACACACCGTACCTGGCATTGATACCGTTGAACGATTCGCGCGTGCTCTTGGCGTAGAACCTTGCTGGTTAGCGTTTGGCTCTGAAGGTGAAAAGGTATTCAAAGAAAAGACCAAACGCTCTGACCGCCAACTAGACGAAATTAACCTAAGCTCATATGAGCCAACATTTGGTTATAAAGGTGTCGGTCAGCGAGTATTGAACCGGCGAAAGGCATTGAACCTATCTTTGCGAACTGTGGGCGCCGCAGCTGGCATTAGCTACCAAACGGTCAAGCTCATCGAGAGCGGCGATGCTGTTCCTAAGGTTGACTCGCTGCACCGTCTAGCCATTGCTCTTGACGTGGCCCCGTGCTGGCTGGCTTACGGCGTCGGCGACCCGCCTATCGACCCAGCGGAGGCTGGTCTCCAGCGCGGCACGCAATCAGAACCCACGGAAGGTGCCAAGGCCTAGCGTGCCTGCTTTGTAGATACGATCTCCGCTTTGGCATTGAGTCCTTAATATCTGCAAATACATCTTTGACGGACTTGGCCATTGTGCTAGTTTTAGCGGATTCAGTCACCGCCCGGTTGGGTTTGGTTTTGTTGGTATCTATCAAATACCTACTTTCGGAAATGCCAGTACCGAAAGACTACAAAGCAATCTCTACTAGGGGAAGGTGACAAATGCGCGCTACTTGGTGACAAATAACGATTTTTGAGGTGACACATGTCCACGCGGAGCACCCCAAAACATGGACATGTGTCCACTTTGCACCCCAATTTTGGGGCTTCTCTTACTAAAAAACGGACCGCAGCGAAGCTGTCGCAGTTACAGCTAGCGCGGGCGTCCGGCCTGTCTCCGCGCACCATCAAGCGGCTGGAGACCGGCCACTCTCAGCCCACACCGGGCACGCTGGCGGCACTGCAAAAGGTCAGGGTGCTTGGCATCAATGCACCGTCGCTGCCAAAGCATGCCGCAGAGTTTGCGCCGCAGTGCTGGCTATCGCCAAACTATGACGTGCTGAGCATGTCGCGAGACATGGTCGAAGTGCTCAACTCAAGCGGCGGCGTGTTTGAGCAGACGCACCTGTATCTGGATGGTGCAGCGGCGGACGACTATCTGAAGATGTCCGCCAGTCACCGATATAAGCAGAGCTTCCGGGACCGGCTGCCGCTGCGCAGGATTGCAGAGCTTGTCGCGCAGTCCTCGACGGGGCACGGGCTCGATGTCCATGCGCTAGGCGTCGGGGATGGTCAAACGGAGACCAATCTAATCCACTTGCTAGTGGACAACATGGACATGTCGGACCTTCGTCTGTACATGCTCGACATCAGCCCGGTGATGGTGAACGAGAGCTACCGGCACGCAGCCGATCGCCTGGACGGCCTGGGCGTGGTGGTCTTCGCGCTGGCCGGTGACTTCTACGATCTGCGGTCCATCCCGGTCATGAGCTACCGCAGCGCGGCCAGCTCGGTGCGGCAGCGGCTGTACACCATGATCGGCGGCACCGCCTCAAACCTAGCGGACGAGGCCGGGTGGTTCCGCGAGCTGGCCGCCTGCGCCGCTGCTGGTGATCTGCTGCTGCTAGACGTGCGGGTAGCCCGAGCAGCTGCGGGCGATGTCGCTGCCATCTACAGCGCAGAGCCAAGCCTGCAGACCGGCCCGCCCAGCTCGCACGAGGCCTGGCTAAGTGGCCCCATCCTGCGGCACTGCCGGGGCGCGCAAGATGTCACCTTCCGCATCGAGCTGGTGGCCCACAACAAGGTCCCGGGCTCCTACGAGCTCGATTGGATAGCCGTGGTGCGCATGGCGGACGGCACCAAGCGCGAGTTCCTAATGCTGCGGGGCAAGAGCTACGACCCCAAGCAGCTGGCCGAGTTCCTGCGCCCGCTGGGCTGGGCTCTAAAGGAGGTCGCCCTCTACTGCCCGGAGAGCCCGCAGGCGCTGCTTTTGATGCAGCGGCTTTGATGGCTTCTGAGCAACGGGTGAGAGAGGCAGCGCCGCCCTGCAAAGTGGAGCCGTATACCGACCGCAGGCCAGGCTATGAGGTATTTTGGCTGAATCTAGCCATCGCAATGCTGCGCCCGCTCCGCTATTCGCTCAATGAGGCGGTGCACTACGCATCGATTCTGTCAGACATTCAAAGCCGCCAAAACATCGCCTGCTTTTGGCATGGGAACCAGATAAGCGCCGATGGATTGTGCCCATGTGCGGGTCATCCAATCGGTGTTCATCGATGCAAAAATGACGATCCGCGTCTTGCTGGCAGCGCCTTCTGTTGAAAGTCGCATGGCAAAACCGAACTGAGCGCAGCGCAAAAGAAAAGGGGCCGCCCCTGCTTACCAGGACGGCCCCTTTGCCCACCTGTGCAGCCGTTCGGGGGGACCAACAGGCTGCAAGATTTCACCCCAACTAGATCCACCAAGCCGGGGCGCTTAGACGCCGATGGTTTAACCACATCAGGATCGGGTGGGTCAAGCACAGAGCCACTGCAGACTCCCCCCGTCCCCCCGGACAGCTGTTCAGCCCCTCCTTACCTGCTTTCACCTGTTCAGTGTCAGCTGTGGCGCGCGTCCATGCGTGGGGCTGTAGCGTGCCCAAAGCAGCCACCCAAGCACAGCGCGGAGGACGGGCAGGGACAGGGTTATGGCTATGTCCAAGGTCATGTTCAAGTCTATGTAAAGCGCTTGGCAAAGCGATTGCCAAAGCAGCGTCGAAAATTTCCTGTTTTTCCTCCGCGTTTGAGGGGACTGTCTGGCCGCATCCCTACGCTCTGCAAGCATGGCCAATCAAACCCCCGGGACCGAGTTTGTCATTGCCGAAGTACTCCAGGAGCTGCGCCAGCTCTGCCACCTGCGCGACACTGAACGCGGGTCCAAGCGGCACAAGCGCGCAGTACAGGACTTCACCACAAAGCACGTAGGCCTGGCCTACAGCTTGGCCGCTCGCTACCGCAGGCGCGGCATCAACGACCAGGAGCTGCGCCACACCGCGCTGCTGGGACTGCTGGAAGCAATCAACCGCTGGAACCCAGAAAAGGCCGCGTGCTTTTCGACGTTCGCGGACTTCCGCATGCGCCACGAGATCCAGCAGTACCTGCGCCGCCAGCTGCCGCTGGTCCGCTGCAGCGAGCTGGTACACAAAGACCAGCTGCAAATCGGCAAGCTGCAGCGCGAAGCTCGGCACAAGCTACGGCCGGAGCCAAGCGTGGCCGAGCTGGTCAAAAAGACCAAGCTCAGCCCGGCCCGGGTCAAAGCAGCGCTGGAGACCAACACCCGCGACCTTGGCTATGAGCAGCTGCCCGGCGTGCTGCTCGGCAAGCAAGCGCCAGAGGACCGCCAGTACTGTTTCAACCGCAACGCCAAGCAGCTGCTGCCGCAGCCGCACGCGATTGAAGAGGCGATGATCGAGTGCATCGACGCCAGCCGCGCCAAACCGGTGGAGCAGGTCTTTGCCCAGACCAAGCCCGAGCCGCGCAAGCGCCTTGCTCGGCCCGGCCTGGCATCCCTTGCGCTGTTTGCGTCTGCAGGTCTGGCAATGGCGGCCAATGTCTAACTCTTCAGCTGTGATTGCCGAGCGCATCGAGGACACAGGGCCGTTGCTAACCATCCAGCAGGCCGCTGACCTGCTGAACGTCTCGCAATTGTACCTAATGGGCTTGCTCGACCAAGGCGCGATCCCGTTCACCAAGATCTATGACCATCACCGGATGCAACGAGCTCACGTCCTAGCTTACAAGGAACAGCGCGACATCCAGCGCCGCGCAGACCTGACCGAGCTGGTGCGATTCACTGAAGACTGCGGTGGCTATGACGAGCTGCAAAAGAAGCCCACGTTCTCGCTTGTGCACGGGGAAAGCGTCGCACACCTGCGCACGCTGCCAGCCGAACACTACGACGCCGTGATCACCGACCCGCCTTACGCAAGCGGCGGTCTTCACATAGGCAGCAGGCAGGCAACTACATCGTCTAAGTACGGCATCGACAGGCACGCCAAGTTTGAGGGCGACGCCCGAGACCAGCGCTCCTATATGACGTGGTGCTTGATGTGGATGGCGGAAACGCTGCGCGTGCTGAAGGTCGGCGGGTACTTTCTGTGCTTTACCGATTGGCGGCAGCTGCCGACCATCACCGATGCCATCCAGTGCGCTGGCTTTACTTGGCGCGGCATTATCTCCTGGGACAAAGGACTCGCTGCCCGAGCTCCCCACAAGGGCTACTTTCGCCACCAATGCGAGTATGTGGTCTGGGGCACCAAGGGCCGCGCCGCCAAGCTGGCCCACGACGGCCCGTTCCCGGGCTCGCTCACCATCCCGATTCTGCCAAGCGAGAAGCAACACCAGACCGCAAAGCCGCTGGCCTTGATGGAGCAGCTTGTGCGCCCCGTCATCCCCGGCGGCATCATCCTTGACCCGTTTGCAGGCTCCGGCACAACTGGAGTCGCGGCGCTGCGCACTGGCCGCAGCTTCGTCGGCATTGAGCAGGAGCAGGCCTATTACGACATCGCATGGCAGCGGCTGGCCGCAGCTGAGGCTGGAAAATGAGCCGCCAATATCACCTATCAAGGTCCATCAGCTTACTGCTCGCATGCTCAATGCTTCCGGCCTTGGCCGCTGGAGAGCCAGAGAAACAGGAGCCAGCAGCGCCCGAGCCGGTGGTCGTCCCGCCAAGTCACAGACCGTTTGAAGTGACGGCCAAAAGCCAAGAGGTCCGCCCTTTCCAAGTGCCAGCGGAGCACTCCTACCTGCTGACCAATCCGTACGACCAGGACTGGGAAGATTACGGTCCGTTCCTGCGGTCGCTTGAACCGCCAAAGCGTCGGAGCACTGGCAAGCGAGCGCAGCGACGACGAGCGCGTGGTTGGTAGGGTGGCTTTGGTCGGACAACCAGCGCGATTTTCCGGTTTTTTATACGAGGCCCCCCCGACAGCCAAGGAAGGCACTTGATCCGCAAAACCGGGATTCCCTAAGGGGGTGCCCGATTTTTGGCGGTCTGCCGTCGGTGTAATGGGGGGTGCCCGCAGGGGTGCCCGCGGCGCCGGTCCCTACCTTTGACCGTGTGCCAAGCGTAGATCCAAACACAGGGCAACGACTCAGCGGGGCAGCACAGCGCAAACTGAACGCGCGCCAGCAGCAGGCAAAGGGACAGGTGCTGACGCTCGGGACGTCGCACCCCGACCTTGCAGCCGTACCGGCGCCGCCTGTGTCTGGCGGGGTCGCTGCGTGTGAGGCCTGGGCCGCTTCGGTCAACCTGCGCGCGGTGCAGCTGGTGCAGCTCGGGCATGAGGCCGAGCGGGTCCGGCTCATCCGCTCCTGTGTCCGCAAGATAGGGCAGCTGCGGGTCAAGGCCCGGCGCAGTGAGAAGGCCTGCGAGCTGCGGCTATTGACCAAGCGGGTCAAGGTGGACTTCCTAGCGGAGCATCCGCCAACCGAGGATCCGCTGGCGTCCTGCGCGTGGTCTTACCTGCAGCTCTGCCAGGTGCTGCACCGCATCTGTACCGAGCCCGGCCTCGACCTGCAGCGCACGCAGGACCTGGTCGAGACCCTGGCCAACGCCGGGTTTGTGCCGTGCGCGTCTGCAATCGCGGAGCTAATAGACAGCATCAAAAAGGCGCGGTAGCCCATGCCTGCGCTGTCTCAGGACCGCGAGCTCGACCAGCTGCTGCAGCAGGTCAAGCCGGAGGGCCGGTACCTTGACCTTGGCGTCCTGTTTCGTCGCCTGTCGATTGAGGCCGATGTCCCCATTGCGGACGACACCTACCTGACCGCAGGGGATGGCACCCGGCTGCGCGTGCGCAACACGCCCGGCGGCCTTGTTTGCGGCAGCAACCCCCCAGGAGCCAGCCGCCACCTAGCCGACGGCACCGAGCTTGCCGGTCTCGGAGGCCTGCGCGGAGTACTCCGGATCGAAACAGTGGCGCGCTTTGGTGGTCGGTGGGACTCGCTGACCGCCAGCTACTGCGAGCCGCAGCCAGAGGACGGCCCGCTGCAACTCTTGGTGTTTGACCTACAGGAATCACAGGTCGAGTTCTGCCGATGGTTCGCCAAGTGGTGGGCGGACTTTGTGGCCGAGCAGCCGCGCGAGCACTCCGCTGCAGTGGTGGTCGATGACCGCGGCGGCGGCAAGACGCTGATCTGCCTCATGCTGCTAATCGCTGCGGTGCTCGACCGACCCAAGCACGCGGACGGCGCCGAGATCGTAGCGTGGGCAATCATCCGCAGCCACTCCGAGCGCGAGGAGGTGGATCGCGAGATCCGCACCTGGCTGCCCGAGCACTACTACCACCTGGTCACAAGCCCCAAGCCATGCCTAAAGCTGGCCAACGGCGCGACCATCTGGCTGCGCAGCGCCGACGACCCCGAGGTGCTGAAGCAAGGCCGCGTCGACCTCGCGTGGATCAACGAGGGCGCCAAGATGGACAGCCGCGCCTTTGAGAACGCGCTGCCGCGCACCAAGGATCGCGGCGGTCTTCTGTACGTCGCAACCAACCCGCCGACCCCGGCCTACCCACCAGGCGAATGGATCCAAGAGCTTTACGAGCGGTCACTGGAGGCGACGGCCAACCACGAAGAAAACCCCATCGTCTTTGTGAAGTGCTCCAGCTCGCTAAACGTGGCCATCGACAAGGCCGCAGGTGGAAGAGTCGCAACGCTTCTGCGCTGGCTTAGTCCAGAGCGCGCAGCTGCTGACGTTGACGGTCTTATCCTGCCCGTCGGTAAGTACGCATACCGCCCGCCGTACTGCGCAGCGGACCACCTGCGAGAGTTCGTGCCAAGCGAGTGGGAGCCGCAGGACATCACCAAGCAGCTGACGGCCAAGCTCTGCGGCGAGCCAGCCGAGTGGATCTTCGGTCACGACTTCCAGTTCAACCCCGGCAACGCAGCGGTGGCTATCAAGGCCTATGGCGACATGGAGCGCCCGATCTTCTGGGTCCACTCCGACTTCCTGGTCCAAGGCGACGAGGGCGAGCTGCTGACCGCCATTGAGGCCGACCTCGAATGGCTGTCGCTGTCCGAAGGCAACACGCCCAGATTCAGCGCCGGAAATACGATCCACATCGGCGACCCGTCGGGGTCTTGGCAGAACTACGCTCACGACAAGGGCAAGGACAGCTTTGCCATCTTTAAGGCGCGCGGCTGGCGACTGCTGCCGCCTATCAAGGCCAAGGACAGAGACTCAAAGCCCCCACACCCCCCGGTGCATCTGCGCATCGCTCGACTCAACGGCCTGCTGAAACAGGGCCGCCTGTTCATCGTCAAAAGCCCACTCACGGAGCAGATAGCGACGAGCCTCAAGAAGTGCAAGATCAAGCGCGGCACCCTGGGCCGGATCAAGCCGTGCGGCGATGAAGCGCACATGACTGACGCGCTTGGGTACCCGATTTGGTGGGTGCTGCCGCGGGTCTTTGGTCCAGCGCAGGCCCGCCGGGTTGCGCGCTCGCTTGGCGCTGGCTGGCGGAACCGCTAGCAAGTTGGTCCCTACCTTCTGGCGCTATGGCGCTGTCTCTCGATATCAACACCAACTTGCGCAAGTTAGCAGGCCGGGTTGTCTCTGGCGTGCTGCGGCGCTTTGGTGACCCCGTCGGGCAGCAAGCATCGTCGATGCTGTCCACAGCGCTGGACAACACAAAGGCAGCGGTCGCCCAGCGCAGCGCATCCGTCCCTCCTCCGGAGGTACCCGGTACCGGCCAGAAATGGGGCGGAACAAACGTCAAAGGCAGTATCAGCCGCAGGCAGCAGCGGCTTTTCGGCTCTGAAGCCGCGCGGTACGGCAAGGCCACCACGTACACCGGACCGACTCCCGGGGCCTACTCAGCCAAGCCGGAGATCAACCTTGGGTTGATTGCGCGGGTTCATACGCACGTCGAGCGCAACGGCTACATGTGGGACAAGGCCGACCTCGACGATCGAATTGTGCGAGAACACGAACACCTGCACGCTGCCGACCGCAGCCGCAGGGCTTGGATTTTTTCCACGCACCCCAGCATCAGGCCCCGAAACAAGACCACGCTTGCGCTGCTGGTGCGTAACGCAGTGCAAGCCGTCGTCGACGATCTTGATGGTTTTGACTCCTCGGTATGCGAGGCCCAGATTGCCAACCGCAGCGGCGCCTGTTTGCAGGAAATTGTCTGGCGTCGTCGACGGCTGCGCGTTCCTGTCACCGCAAAGGCTGGAGTGCTTGTCGAGTGCGACACGGTGGCAAGTTTGGAAACCATCCCGCTGCGCAGCGTGGCCTTCGATGTCGAAAACGACCGCCCCTACGTCAACATGGGCGGGTGGGGCTGGATTGACCCGCTGACGGACCCGCGCACCGGCCAACCCTTGCGCAAGGTGGTGTACTACAAGGGCTACGGCGACGGACCTGCGCGCATGCGCGGTTACGGATTTGCAGCCCACCACCTGCACTGGCTCTCAAAGCTGAGCTGGGAAAAGTGGGCCATGCTGGCCGAGGTGTACGGCGTATCGACGCCGTACCTGCAGCCCGATTACGGGGAGCAGATTACCGACGAGGACGAGGCAGATGGAGAGCTAGCGCTTGCGGATCTGGGCAAGGGGATCCCCGTCATGATCTCCAACAAGCTCGGAGAGATAAAGACCACGCCCACTCCGTCGGCAATCACTCCGATACATCAAGCACTTATCGGGTACTGCAACACGGGGCTTTCAAAGCTCGTGACTGGGCAGACCCTGGCAATGGAGATGGGAGCAAGCGGCTCCTACAACGCCAGCGAGACCCACGCCGACCAGCAAGAAGGCGTGCAACGCATTGACTCGCGCGGCACTGGCAATACTCACAGCGAGCAGCTGTTTCGCTACATCTGCGAAGTCAACGCGGCGTGCTGGGCCTATGCGTTTGCGCGCTATTGCCACGGTGAGGAATGCACCCCGGAAGCAATCATGCAGTGCGTGCCCAAGCTGTCCTGGGACGTTAGTAGGAACGTCACCAAGACCGAGCGCTTGAACATGTTTGTAACCGCGTCGGATCACGGGTTGGCCATCGACCCAGACCAGGTCTACGAGGAGTGCGGCATGCGCCCGCCGCTTGATGGCGCTGCGCGCTTTGGCACTCCCAAGGCGGATGCACCGACAGCTGCAGCCACGGGCCAAGGCGAACCAAAGCCAAGCACCGAAGCCGCCAATGTGGAGCTAACCGCAACTGCGCAGTCTGCGGTTATCACCGTCAATGAAGCCCGCGAAAAAATGGGCTTTGCAAAGCCATGGTCCAACGCTGACGGCGAGCTGTCGGTTGCTGATTTCATGGCCAAAAATAGCGACTCCATAAGCGAAGCGGCCAGCGCTGAGGATGGAGCCGCAGATGGCGCGGAGCCAACCGAATGAACCAGCAGCTAATCACCTATGACGGAGCGCTGGAACTGCAGCCCAACGCAGCGCGAAACGGGCGCGTCGTACCGTTTCGGCTAGCGACCGCTGCAAAGGATCGCCACACAACGATCTTTGTTCCAACTGGTTGCCGCTACCAAAACTTCCTGAAAAACCCGGTCTTCACCTGGAATCACCAGGACGCCCTGGACACGGTGCAGCCTGAGGACGTTCTTGGGCTGGTCGTACAGCTTGAGGTCACAAGCGACGCGGTCCTGATCTGGGTTGAGTTCGACACCGCGCCCAAGGCCGAGCGCTGCTATCAGATGGTGCTCAAGGGCTTGCTGCGCGCCGTGTCTATCCGCGCAGGCGTCATCACCAAGCACCAGGAGGGCGGCGTCGATGTAATCGACGAATGGGAGCTGTACAGCGCGAGTCTGTGCGTAGTTGGCAGCAACCCAGAGGCCCTAGCGCTGCGCTCCCTACTGTCATCCGGCAAGGAGATTAACCGGATGACTCGTGACGAGCTCTGCAAAAGCCTTGGCCTAGAGCCAGGCTGTCCCCAGACCGAGCTGCTGATGGCGCTGCTTGGCAAGTGGGCCGAAGGCGATGAGGAAAAAAGCGGCCAGCTTGAGGCCGCAAAGTCAGACGCGCCCGCAGCTGAAGAGGACCGCAAGCGCAGCTGCGAGACCGAGGAGATGCAGCGAAAACTTGAGGGCCTAAAGAGCGCCAACAAGATGCTGCAGGAGCAGGTCCGGTCGCTGCAGGCTGTCGCAGCACCCGCCAAAACCCCAGAGCAGTTTGCTGACGACGCAATCAAAGACGGACGCTGGCCATTGGCTACGCGCGCGGAGCTGGTGTCGCTGGCTCGCTCTGCACCAAAGGCAGCCGAAACGGCTGTCGACGCGGTTCAGGCCGGGACGTTTAAGCCTCATCAGTCAAGCCTGCAGAGCATCGCGCAGGGTCAAAAGACTGAGGAAGTCACCCGCAAGGCTCCCAACCTCGGAAGTCATGAGCGAGCTCAAGACGACGACGGTTGCAACCCAGAGGTGAAGGCCGGGGTCAAAGCGAAGTTCAAAGAAATTCAGGCAGACAACGCACGCCGCGTCGTCGTGAAGCGGAGCTAACCCATGGCACAAGCAACTCGGCCAATTCCGTTCCCCATGCTGGATCATATGATGCAGCTGGAGGCCAACACGCTCGCTGCTGGCGTTCTTGTTCCCTTCGGCACTCTGGCGGTCAACGATGCCGGAAAGATCAAGCCGCTAACCGACACGCTGATGCAGGCTGGCGCGTCGGCGCTTGGCGTCAGCTTGGACACGCAGGACGTGCGCACCGAGGTCGCTGATGTGACCCGGCGTTGCCTGTTTGCGCGTGGGACGCAGTGGACCGCACCGGCTGCCAAAAGTGGTGACGTTCCGACCGCAACCGAGATCGGAAAGTTCATCGCTGTCCAGGACAACCAGACGGTGAAAAAGACCATCACCGGTACGGACCTGCAAGTTCGCCTAGACGCTATCACCAGCGACGGTTACGTCGTTTTCATCCCGTAACAAGGCCAGGAGTCGCCTATGCCCACCATTGGAAATAGCCCCTCTGGCGTTGTCACGTTCAACGACATCCGGGGTCTGTTCACTGAGTACAACACCCAGCTGGCATCGCCGCCAAAAGACGCGCAGGACATCAACTCGCTGATCTGTTGGAAGCGTTCCAATGTTCACGCTGACGAGACCATCTTCCCGGCGCCGTTCTTCTCGAACACGCCGAAGCAGCGCAATCGTTACGAGAACCGAAAGCACACCGCACCCGAGATTGTGAACTTCAGCTGTCCTACGGCGGAGTACTCGCCAGACGGCGAAGTCATCCCCCGGGGAACGCAGCTGACGGATCTGTATGGCATCTTTGAATCGAAGCTGCCGACGATGATTCAGCAGGGTCTGCTGGAGCCCGAGTTCCGGCTAGCCGAAATGCTCGGCAAGGGAGACCAAGCAGTCTTCGGAAAGCACGTCTACGACAACCTGCCGTTTTTCAACGGCGCCAAGTTGTGCAACCCGAACCGGCCCGGCGTTGGGACGTTTAACAACCTGCGGACCGGCCTTGCGCTTGACCGCGCCGGTATCAACACGGCATTTCACGCGCTGAACACCGTTAAGGGCCCCGATGGTCGCCTGATGCGCCTAGCTGGGCGCCGCACGATCATCGTCAGCACTGAAGACCAGTTCGACCGCGCCTGCTCCGAGATGAACGGCAGCATCATCGCCCGCGCCGTTGGCACCGCAGCGGCTGGTATCAGCAACGCCCTGGTGGGTCGCGCCGACGTGGTGCTGTTCAAAGACTTGGCGGAGTACGACGGCGGCAAGGGCTGGTACGTGGTGCAAATTGCATCGAACGAGTACCGCCCCTTCATCTTCTCGGAAGTGGCGCCGCCGGAGCTGTACCACGAAGGGCTGAACCCGAACGAGCACTCGCGAGTACTGCGCAACGTGATCAACTTTGGCTACAGCTACTTTTTCGGCCACGGTTACGGCTGGGCGCAGCTAGCCGTCAAGTGCGTTGAGCCGTAGCACTCCCTGACCATGCCTCAGTCGGTGCCTACCGTCTGAGGCATGCCCGCTCCTATCCTGCTCTGTTGTACTCGCCAGGATGTCCTCGACCGCATGAACGGGGACGACTCCCTCGCGCAGCTACTGAACGACGGCACAAACCAGCCCAACAACACGACGCTCGACCGCGCCATCGAAGATGCAAGCGGAGAGGTCGCTGCCGCGTGCGGCAACAACTACAAGATCTGGACCGTGGCCGGAGCGGTGCCGCAGCATGTGGTCCGGCTGGCGGCAATCCTCGCAATCTACTGGTGCTGGTTTTACGGCAGCCACGGAAAAGCGGTTCCGGTTGAGGTCAAAGACCAGTACCTGCGCACGCTCGACCTACTGACCAAGATCGAAAAAGGGCAGCAGGGTCTAGGCGCTGAGCCAAACCCACCCGCGCGCCGAGCGGGTCGGATTGACAACAGCGATGGAGGCAGGAGGGCGACGTATGCCGCTTTCAGGTGCGGCGGATACCTGGGCCGCCGATGATCAACCTGCGCTTCTCGCTGGGCGGTTCGGAGGGTCCAAGCCTTGCCGATGTTGAGAACAACCTGCGGGACGCCACTTCGGTTCTGAAGCGCTGGGGTGGGTACTTCCGCGCAAAGGCCAAGCAGCGGCTCGCAGGCCTGTCAGGTCCAGACCTTGCGTCATCCACCCGCGAGCGCTACGCGACCACAGCGCTTGGCTCTGTGACCAAGGCCGGAAACGTCCGCAGCAGCTACGCCAAAAACCTGGAGGCCCAGCTGCGGAAAAAGAGCTCGGGCGAGATGTCGGTCTCCGAGCTGCGCCGGTTGGCGCGCGGTGGGGCAACCGCTCTAAGCATTTCCGATGCCCAGGAGCGGGCCATCGAGCGGCTGCGCAAGCGGCTGGATGTCGCCCGGGCCCGGATCCGCAAGCAGCAGCAGGGCAAGGCGGCGAGCTCTAAGACATCGCCTAAGAGGACCAAGCGGAAACTAGATGGCCACAAGCTGCTCGGCAAGCTGCACAGCGGGCTGCGCGTGTGGATGTCTGCCGCGGTCGTGGGCCTGCGCAACCGGATCCCCTGGTCTGGCGCGCACAACGAGGGCGCCAAGGTTGGCAACGGTGCGGACCTGCCAGCCCGCACCACTCTGCAGATCACCCAGGAGGACGCCGCAGCGCTGGCCCGGTACTTCCTCGACCAGATCACCAAGGGCAAACGCCGATGAGCATTGATGTCCGTAACAACATCCGCGCGGTCTGCGAGACCCTGTGCGACGTGCTGTCGCTGGCTTTCCAAAAGCGGGAGCCAGTGCAGCCCGACCTTGCGACGCTGCGAACGGTGTTCAACCCCAAGTTTTTACGCGACCGCGCGCTTGTCTACATCACAGCGGACGACCGCTGCTGGCGCTGGAATCGCTACAGCACCGCTACAGACGACGGCTCCCTGGTCATCGCGCCGGTACCGGCCACCCCGGTTGGTCGCTGGCATCGGGTTAGCAGCCCGGTCAACTTCGGCCCTAACTCGTTTCTGCCGCTGCAGTCTCGGGCCGCGGGATACTTTCAGAACGTCTGCCTGTATCGGGGCGACGAGAACGACGAGCAGATCGACGAGGTGTTCTTTGGTCAGGCGCCGGGGCTCTTGGTCGAGTGGCTAGGTGACGACCCCAAGCCCCAAAGTCTGTACGCGGGCGCTCTGTACCGTGACAGCCACCAGATCCATCTCCTGGTGGCGACCGAGTGCTTGCGCGGGTCTCCATCTGCCGCTTGGGGCTCTCCGCTGCCCGCTGAGTACGCCAAGGACCCCGGAGCGGACGAGATCATCGGCCAGCTGCGAAAGGTGCTTGCGGGCGTGCCGCTGGCCATCCCAGGAATAGAGCACGTCGAGCTCGGCCCAGCTCGAAAGGTCAGCGAAGACCTAGCCGAGCGCATGCTGATTTACTCGGTGGCGTTCACCGTGCGAACCGCCTTCACGATTCCAGACGAGGATCTGGTTCCGTTTGCCGCACAGGTCACGCCCAGGATGACAGACCAGAATCCTAAGGACCGCGCCTTTGACCCGCTGAACTACGTTTCCCTGGGGTACACGGTGCAGCCGGGGCCCGGGCTTGCGCGGACCTACGACCCGTCAATCGCGATCGTGGCAGGTGTGCCGATAAGCAGCACGCCAGCGGCTCACACCTTTGACGCCAGCAAAGACACCTACCGCGACCTGCTAGCCGACGGCACCTTTGCCTATGTGGTGGTCGACATCGACGCCGACGAGCCAACGGCGACTCCTGGGGCGCTGCGAGTGGCGCGGACTCGCACCAGCGGCGCCGACATCATTTCCGACGTGTGGCTGTGCAGCTCCTCGGTGCAGTTTGGTGGTCCCTACGTGCTGCCGTAGCAGCTGCAGCGGTTCCTACCCTTGCCGGGTATGCCAGCTCCTTTTCCCGTCAACAACAAGATCCCGCCCGGGTACAAGCGCCCTGGGGTGTTTGTCTCTTATGAAATTGGAGACACCGGCGAGAGCCGACCAAACCACCGCGTGCTGCTGTTTGGCTACGTTCCCGCGGGAGCGGCCATCACCCTCAATACCCCCACCAAGGTACTGGTCAAGAGCCAGGTCGATGCGCTGACCGGCTCCCCCAAGTCGATGCTCAGCCGCATGTATGCGTCGGCAAAATCGACGCTGCCAAACGGGGTGGGCGCCGAGTTCTACCTGGTGGCGCTGACCGAGCCGTCCGGAGGGACCAAGGCCAAGCGGCTGATTAGGTTTATGGCCAAAGCGTCGGCGGGGACGCTCGGCTCCAACACAAGCGCCGCCCAGGGCACGGTCTGCACTGTGCTGGTGGGCATGCGTGGCGCTAGCTTTGTTATCTCCCAGGGCGACACCTTTGCGCAGATTGCGACCAAGGCCAAAGCAGCTCTCGACCTGGTTGAAAATCTGCCCGTGGTCGTCACTATCAGCGGCGGCGACACGCTGGAGCTTGAGGACATCCACGCGGGCGAAGCCGGAAACGATATGCCGATCTCTGTCACGTTTGACAGCGACGAGGCAGGCGTTGCGGCAAGCTGCGGCACCCTGACCATCGGGGGCGGTCCTGCTGCTGCCAACGGTGTGCTGACGGTAAAGGCAACGGTCAAGTCCGCGCCTATCGCGTACCTAAGCGCCGACACCGCAACCGTCATCGCCACCAAGGCAGTGACAGCGCTAAACGGCGACGCCTACTCCGTAAGCGCAGCGCAGGCCGCTGTGGCCACTCCAGTTGTGACCCTGTTCTATCGCTCGGCGCGCGTGCTTAATCGGTTGTCTGCCGCAGCGGTTGGCGGTGGCATCACGGCCACCCTTGCTTCTGGTGTGCAGGGTGTTGGTACGCCGACCATCACGTCGGCAATAGCGGCACTGTCCGCAGACACGCAGGCCTACAAGTCCATCGTGCCGTTCTGGACGGACTCCAGCAACGCCGGAACCTTAGCCGCAGCTGTAATTTCGCAAGACCAAAGCCCCATTGAAAAGGACCAGCGGGTCTTCTTTGGGACGTCGCTCTCGCTGGTCGATTCGCAAGCTGCGAACTTGGCGGACGCTACCAGTCCTAAGCTGACGACGAGTGCGCTGTTTGCGGTAATGCAGGAGCCAGGCTCGACCGTCCCCGCCTACGAGCAGGCCGCCCGAGTCGGGGCCATTGTGGCAGCGGAGGACTACCAGGCCCGCAACTTCAACGGGCGAGCGCTGACGGGCAACGAGTACGCGCCACTTGGTGCGCCGCATCGAGCCGACCGCCAGACTCCCGACGAGGAAAACCTGGCAATCACGGCGTTATTTTTAGCGCCAATCGGCGTCAACGAGGACGACGAAGTGGTCATTGTCCGCAGCTCGACGACCTACAAGGCCAAAGGCAGCCTCGACCAGAAGCTGGAAAAGTGGTCGGCCATGCTGCAGGTGCATCTGTATCGCAACGAGATCAAGGCCGAGTTCAGGAAGCTGTTCAAAGAAAAAAGCATCAAGCGCTATGGCAAGCCGCGCACTGACGCAAGCGTTGACGCTCAGGACGTCAAGGATGCGATTTATCGCCTGATGATTCAGTGGGACGACCGCGACCTGTTCGACGGAGCGGAGCAGCTGCGCGGCGCCATTCAAGCGGGTGTGGTGATTTCGCCAACTCGCATCGACGTCTCGCTTCCGTTCCGCCCACTGGCCGACCTCGACCAGCTGGCGGTCGAGGGCATCATTTCCTAACCCCTTGTGAGTCAGCCCGCACAGCGCGGGCTGCGAGGTTTAACCATGGCTGTTGCCGGACGATGCCCGGTGTCTCTGAACCACTCCAAAGCGATTTTTGCCAAGGACGTGGATGTTGACGCCACCAAAAATCAGACGCTGCACGCGCTAGCCACTGGCAAGGTGGTTAGGTCGCAGGGTGCGGCCAAGTACGCCTGGACCATCACGTTCGTTTGCCCTGAGGACAAAGCCCAGTTTGTGCAGCTGCAGGACGGCGGAATTGATAGCGACAGCAACGAGGAATTGACCATCACCTACACCAAAGGCGGGGAGACTTACATGCTTCTCGACTGCGGTATCAACAGCGACAAGATAAGCAGCGACCAAGACGGAAAGCTCGACCAAGTGCTTTCCGGCGTTGCTTGTGACCGCAAGAGGACCGCATGAACTTAGGCAATGCTCTAAAGCGCGAAGGCGGCACCGCGGAGACCGGTCGCCCGGTACGCTTCCAGATCCGGCACAAGGTCAAAGACGCCGTCGAGCGCAGGTGGGTCAATGCCCGCCTTTTTGTGGTCGGTGAATCGCAGCGCGCAGCGGCCAACGAAGCTGCGGCCAAGCACTGCGCTCAGAACCTGCCAGGCCTGCCCGACCTGGAAGACGAAAAGGTCTATCGCTTTTTGCAGCAAGCGCTACGAGATGCTGACGCACCTGCGGCGCAGTTCATCTTGAACGACGAGCTGGACCTTTTCCGCGACGGCGTAACTGCTGACCAGTGCCGGTGGCTGATGCGCCAGTACACCGAACATGCAAGCGGCGAGTATCCAGAGCTAATCAGCGTCGAGGACGCTAAGAAGCTGGAGCAGCAGGCAGAGGATTTTACGAAAGGCGGCCAGCCGTCTTAGTCAAGGTCCTGGCTTGCAGGACCCGCCCCGAGCTGTGGTTCGGTCGGCCAGTGCCCGAGATACCAGACGCCGATATCTGGCGCTGGGCCGCCTGTGTGCGGGTGGCTCTCCGACTGACGGAGCCACCCAGAAAGAGATAGACCTCCGTGGCCGTTCAGGAAAACGCAAACATCAGCGCAAGCCTGACCGGCCTTGACGGAGTGCTCGGCGGGCTTGGCCAGATCAAGTCAGCCGGTGGCGCCATCAGCGGCGCGCTTAAAAACGTAGTCACAGATGGGCTGCGTGCCGCTGGCGTGTTTCAGGCCATCAGCCTTGCAAGCGCGGTCGAGGACGTCAAAAAGCTCGACGCCACTACCGCGCGCCTGGGCCAGAGCTCGGGAAGCTCGGTCGGGGCGCTGCAAGCCAAGTTTGCCGGACTTGAGCAGAAACTGCTCACATCGGCGCCAGCGCTGGCGGACTTCACCCAGCAGCTTGGCCGGACAACGTACGACAGCAAAAGCGCCGCTTCGGCAGTCGAAGGCCTTGGACTTGAGGCGCTGGCGACTGGCAAGACTCTGTCCGAGGAGATGTCGCTGGGCGAGACGCTGCGGTCAGGCCTTGGGGTTATTGGCGAGACCACCGCGGAGCTTGACCGGCTGCGCGCCATGGCCGGCGCCGTGCAAACAATCGGCGGGCCTGCCGCGTTTCAAGCCTCGCTGATCTCGCTTCGGTCACAACTTGAGGGCGTCGAGACCAAGTCCGATTCTGCCCGGGCAAAGCTGGAGGCCTTCGTTGCGGCCACCGGCAAGGGCCTTAAGCCAGGAGCGCAGGCCGGCGCAGCTGGCGGGCTGCTGTCGTTTTTCAAGTCCCGGTCGCTCGACATCGAGCGCCTTCTCAAGCGCCGCGTGATAAATGACGCCGGCGAGCTGATAGACCCGTCGGCCATTGCGCGCGATCTGAAGAAAGTCTCCGACAAGTTGCACGGTGGCCGTAAGGAGGAGCAGCGCCGCGCCCTGATCAACACCTACGGGCTGGAGGGCGGCCTTGCGATGTTTCGCGGCGACTTTGCAGACGTTGACTCGCTCGCAAAGCTCAAAGGCACCGGGCAGACTGCAGCAGCCGCGCAGCGCTTCCGTGATACCGACGCAGCCAAGCGTATTGAGTTTGAGGTCGGCAAGCAGTCCGCAATGCGTGCCATTGGGTCCAAGTTTTTAGGCGTCCACGACTCGCTTGTCGGCGGCCTTGGCACGGGAGGCGCGCTGGGTGTCGAGCTGGTTGGCGGACATCTTGGGGCCAAGGGCCTTGGCAAGATCTCGACGATGTTTGGGGGCGGCGGTGCTGGAGCAGCTGCCGAGGTGGCAAAGCTCGGGGATGCTGCGCGCACGACTACGCAGGCGCTTACATCCATCGCGGCCATAGATGCCGAGGCGAGCGCCGCAGCCGGTGGTCTCACCAAGCTGTCGGGCGCGCTAATCGGCGCCGGTGGGCTTGTTGTCGGTGCGGCATCCGCTGCGCTGCAGCTCAAAGTACTGTCAGAAATTGGACAGGACCGCGACGAGATGGGCAAGCAGTGGCGCAAGGAACATGGCCTTGACGACCAAGGGCGGCCTATCGCGCCCATGCCGCAGGACGCCGCGTTTAAGGCGGCCAGCGAAGGGACGACCGCGGCTCAGTTTCTCGGCGGCGGCATCCTGGATACCCTCGGCGGTCTGTTTGGCGATAGCAACCGGCGCGCAGCTCCGACCGAGGAGATCACGCAGACAGATCTGGACTACCAAGCGCGCGCCGACGAGGCAGCGTCCATCGAGCAGGCTATGGACCGCAAGGCGGACAAGAGCAGACCAAAGACCACCAAGACGGCGCAGGCGCCCGATGGTGTGGTGTTCGGTGAGGACGAGATGGAGATTGTCGTCAAAGTCAAAAACCCCACCAAGGCGAGCAACTAAATGCTGCTGCGCGACGCCTACGCCTTTGAGTTTGTCACCGAGACCGGACGAGAGATCCCGCTCTTTGGCTCGCTGCTGAGCTGGGAGGATGACCTCACAACGGGGCTGGTCGAGCACCGCTTCGTCAACCGCAACGGCGCCAGACACCAAAACCTCGGGGCGCCGCCTCGAAAGTTCAGCTTTAGCTGTATCGAGCTCGGCGCCGAAGTGCAGAAACGATACCGTTTCTACTGCGACGCAATCACAGAGTGCCCGACCGGTGCGCTAACGCACCCTCGCTTTGGCTACAGGCGCGCAGCCTGCGAGGGCATAAAGGCCAGCGAGAACCCCGGCAACGATGCCGACGCTATCTCGTTTGTGATCCGGTTTGCCGATGATGGCTTCAGAGACGACGAGCCGCAAAGCCCAAGCCAAGCAGCTGGAGCAGCTACCCAGAACGCCGAGCTGCTGGTCGCCCGCACCGCTGCGCTGCGGTATCAGCCCGCAGGGATCGTGCTTGCCAGCAGCAACGTGCTTGCGGCTGCAAACCGCCTGGAGCTGGCTGTGCAAGACGCGGTGGTCCAGGCCGCGCCAGTCTTTGAGGTCGCGGCGCGCGTGACCGAGCTGCAGAACCAAGTCGAGCAGGTCGGCAGGCTGGCGCCGCAGGTTGAGTACTACAGCTTGCGCGCAGCCGCTAACCTGTCGCTTGGCGCTGCTCTTGACGCTTACTCCGCGCTCCAGCAGGGACGCCCCCAGATTCTGCCGCTGATCGTGCGGTCGCAGATGTCGCTGACCAGGCTATCGGCTCACCTGTACGGGTCCAAGGCCCGGCGCATGACCCAGGAGATGCTGCTGCTTAACCGCATCGCGGATCCGCTGCAGCTGCTGCCCGGTATGGTGCTGCTGCACTCTGACCCGCGCGTCGTTAGGGCTTCCATCGTGTAGCGCTTCCTACCGTCTGCAGCATGGCAGGAACGCAGGTCCGGGTCGTCACGAACGAACAAGACGTTTTCGACGTCATGGAGCTGGACTATTCCAGCGATATGATGATCGTCGGCGACGAGCAGCACCTGGTGATTTCCAACTACCGGGGCCGCTATACCGACAAGCTGCCACTTGGCTCCCTGATGTCGCTGTACATGAGCCACCCCGACGTTGCCGGGGGCGCGCAGACGCTGCGCCATTACGGGCGCATCATCAGGCGCGAGGCGGAGTCGAGCACCACAGCCGGAAACGTCATCCGCCTAACGACCGCGGATCTAGGCTGGCACTTGGCGAAGTGCTGCGCGCCGCTCTGGTTCAATCTGGAGCAAGGCACCGACCGCGACCTGCTCGACCCGGAGCGGTCTAGGACGGGCCGGACGGGCCGCCGGTCTCACTTCATCGACCCGAGCTTTGGCCTAAAGGGCTTTAGGGGCTCCAACAAGGTCAACCGGCAGCGCAAGCAAAGCCTCAGCGCAGCGCGGGCGCTGGCGCTTAATGAGGCCCTAAAGCTGTTCGCGATCCAGGTCGAGCCGGGGGACCTCATTCTCGACAAGCAGCTGGAGTACGCCAAGCGGCACAACCTTTTGGTCAACGTGTCTGTCGACGGATACGTGCAAGCATGGATTCCGGACTACGAGCGAAAGCCGAGCTACCGCATTATCCGGCGCGGCGGAAACTCAAACGTCATCAGCGGCAAGCGCATCGAGGACGCACAGACGCAGTACACCGAGGTGGAGTGCGTCGGCGAGCAGTTCGACTTTCAAGGCGACAACGACGACAAGACCGGCCCAAACGCTGGCAAAAAGCGCGGGAAGTTTACCAGCGCTATGGCACCGGAGGGGCAAAAGTCGTCGCTGCCGTTCCTGCACCGGCACACCTTCGCCGACCCCGACATGTACGAGAAGCGCTACGCCCAGCAGCACGCGGAGTGGGCTTATAAGCGCGGGCTGTTTGATAGCTTCTCGCTGGAGTACGTCGTCCTTGACCATCACCAAGATGGCCTTTGGTGGGAGAGCGACACCATGGTCTCCGTTGACGACGAAGACCTCGGCGTTGTCGGTAACTTTTACTGCCAGCGCGTCAGCAGCCAGGTATCGCCGCGCGCTGGCAACATCAGCACGATCCTGCTGCGCAAGCCTGGGCTCTTGACTGCCTTTGGCGGGGAGTACCCAGGAGCGCCGCCTGCAGTCATAGGGGGCAAGCTGTGAACGTCCGAGCTTTGATCCGTGGGTACATTGCGCGCGTGGTGAGATGGGGCAAGATCTCGGTCTCTCCCGCGAGCGGATACGTGCAAATGGAGGGCCGGGACGCTGACCCGGACGAGCCCGAGTCGCAGCAGAAAATGCGGTGGCTGCAGACCTACGGCATTGCATCCAAGCCGCGCGCCGGTAGCGAAGTGGTCGCGGTCTCGCTAGGTGGCGCTGCATCTAACCGGGTAGCCATCGCAAGCGCAACGCCTGGAGCTGGCCCCCAAACCCAGGAAGACGGAGAGGTCGAAGTCTATTCCGAGCACGGCCAGCGCGTGATTCTCGACAAGGACGGCAGGCTCACGGTCTCGGCCAGCGGCAGCACCATCGTCCTAAAGCCAGACGGCACCGTTGCGATAGACGCCAAGGCCGGGTCGGATGTGGTCGTCAATGGCGGCACGGCCAAAGTCGCGGTCGAGGGTACCGACGTCGACTGCGGGTCGCTCTCCGTAGTCGTCAGCATGACGGGGATCGCACAAGTCTACTGGTGGGCACCTGGCATGCTGACGTTCTCGCCGGTGCCAAACTACCCGGCCAAGCTGCCTATGACCGGCAAGATTGGGCCCGGCGCCGCGCGCTTTAAGGGCTGAAGGTCCTGCCTACCCTCTCGGGGTGTGCTGGACGTTACATTGAATAGATCTGGGCGCGCCAAGTTCACCTTTTCATGGTCTGCGGGGGACCTCCGCTTCGACGACAAGGCGGTCTATCCAGTCTTCTCGACCCTGTGGCTGCCAAAGGGCGCCTACTACTGGGACAGCACCGGGCAACAGGGGACGCTGCTTTCGACGGTAAAGCAGGACCGCATGCGCACCGGCAGCCAGCTTGCTGCTTACGGTCGCGATGCGCTGGAGCAGTGCCAGGCCGCAAAGCTGCTCAAGGCTGTCGACGTCTCGGCGCGACGCACAAGGCCGGGGTCCTACTTGGTTGATCTGCTATGGACGGGCCCCTCTGGGGATACCGTCGCGGAAACGGCGGAGGTCTAACGGTGGCCACTATCACGACGTACACCGAGGACGAGGTCTTCAATCTGGCTCTCGCCTATCTACAAAAGGCGTACCCAGGAAAAGCCACGCACCCTCGGTCTTTTTTGGGCCAGATGGCGCGCGCTTTTGCGCAGTTCGCTGGAGCAACCCAGGAGAAAATCAAGGCCTGCTCGGACGATGCAATCCCGGCTCTGACCGTCGATGCTTCCGGCGTCGTACAGAGTCGCTGCAGCACCGCAGCGCTCGACGGCTGGGCGTTCACCTTCGGCCTGCCAAGCAACCGCGGCGCCGGTGTGTATGGGCGCAACGGCGCCACAGCGGCAACCGGCGGCCTTATAAGCCCCACGGGGACCGCTGGCTCTGTCATCCCCGCCGGCACCGTGCTGCTAGATGCAAGCGGGACGGTCGAGCTTGTGACACTTTCGACGGAGACGCTGCCGCTGGTGGCGCCGATTGCTATCAATGCAACCACGCTCGGCGCCAAAAGCAGCCTGACCGCAGGCACCCAGCTGCGCTTTGCAAGCGCTCCCATGGGTGTAAACAGCATCACGACGCTGGCCACAGGCTTGGTCGGCGGGCTCGATGTGGAGACTGATCTCGACCTGCTGCTGCGCATCCTGCGCAGGCTGCAGAGTCCGCCCAAAGGTGGTACCGCGGCGGACTATCGCGAATGGGCCGAGACCGCAGCGACCAGCGCTGGCACAAGCCTTGGCATCGTGCGCGCCTATGTCTACCCGCTCAAGGATGGAACCGGGTCCGTTACGGTCGTCATCACCCAAGCGGGGTCCGGGGTTGGCAGAGACCCAGGAGCTGCCACAGCTGCTGCGGTGCTGGCGGTGCTTGAAAAGCTGCGAATCGCAACCGATACCGTTTACGTGTCTCGGCCCTACTTCAACCCGGCGCGGAAGCTGTCCATCCGGCTCTCGGTAGTGACGACTTCAGCGTATGCGTTCGATTGGAAAGACGCAGCGCCGGATCTTGTGCAGTCTTACAGCGGCGTGTCCTTGGTGGCCACCGGCGCCGTTCCCAATCCAGCGCTAAAAAGCGCAATCGACAACGGGCGCAAGCCACGCATACAGCTGCTGCTGCCTAGCTTTGGACCTCTCCCAGTTCAGCGCCGGGTGACTGCCTACGCCGCAGATACTCCGGTTGTCGGTGAGCACACGCTGACGCTTGAAAGCGCGCTGCCAGCCGTCCCAAACCTGGGCGACATCATCTACGCCGGCGGGCCCGCTGTGGACTACTTGGCAGCTGCAACGCTGGCTTTCGTTAACGACGTTGGACCAAGCAATCAAAGCGGTTTTGCCGACAAGGACGACAGCTGGCTTTCGCTTGTGCCTGTGAGCGGAATTGCCAAGGCAGTGCTCAACAAAACAGACACGGCAGGATCTCAAATTGCGGTGTATAGCCCGAAGGTCGGGACCGGCGTTGGCATCACGCTGCAGGTAGGAGCGGGCCCAGTGGCCGCGGACGACGTGCTGCTTTACGACAACCTAATCGGGCAAGGCCCCGAGCTGCCGCAGGTCTTCTCGATCCTTGTGAGGGCGGCGTAATGAACGCCACAGAAGCGGCGCAGGAGCTGCGCGAGTGTTTCCCGCCTGGGACTAAGGACTGGCTCGACTTTGCCGACCCGGACGGGCCCGGCCCGCTCACAGAAGCGCTAGGCGCTGCGCTGTACGATACGGACGTAAAGCCCACTGACCAGCTGCGCAAGGAGGTAAACCCCTCGACTTGCGAAGGAGGGCAGGCCGAATGGGAGCGCACGCTTGCCATGACAGGGACCGACACGTCGCGCTTTGGCGACGTTCTGGCGCGTCGAGCGCAGATCCTGTCACGGCTGCGCGAGTCTGGAGCGACCACGGTGCCGCTGATTCAATCGGTGGTGGCGCCGCTGCTGGACTACGCCGACCCTAGCCAGCTTGTCGTCCGCGAAGTCAGCCGCTCGTTTCTGCGCTCTGCACACTCCTATTTCACATCTGGCACGGTAGCCATTGGCCTTACCACGGTGCAAATGAAGTGGCTGGTCCGTGACACCGCGGCGGTGTCTAAGTCCGGAGCACAGGTCGACCTGAACCTCACGCACGGCCTGTTGCAGGATGTCCGCGTCTCGCTGACGGCCCCTGATGGGCGCTTTGTCCAAAAAGGGTTTGTCGAGCCCAGGCTAGGCGAAGGGTCAGTCTCTGGCTTCATTCGCATCTATTTCCCGGAGATGGTCGGCGCTGCGGTGGCTGGGATCTGGACCTTGCAGATCACCGCGCTAACGCCCGGCACTGCCTTTTCGGCGTCTCTGTTTGTCGAGGGCTTCGGGCGCGACGCATCCGGAGCAGACGGCCTCAGCGCTGCAAAGTTTCACTGGGCGGTCGTGGCCGAGCCCGCGTTCATGGGGCCGCGCGCCGACCGAGCAGCTGCAGCGGCTGCAATCCGGCGCATCAACTACGCGACCCGCAACGGCGTGCTTGCCTTCCGTAGCTCGGGAGCGGGCGCGCTGCCAGCCGGCCAGCTAGCAGCCATCCCAGATGACCCCGGCGCCATTCCCGACGCCTGCATACCCGGCTAGCGTGGTGCCTACCCTTTCGGGGCAATGGGCCTACCTGATTCGCGAGACAACACCTTTACGCCAAACTCGGTGCCGGTCATTCCGGCAGCGACTCTAAACGCACTTCAGGACAACCTAGTTCTGCTTTTTGAGCAGACCGCGCGAACCCCGCCGCGTTGCGCTGTGCGTTCCCACGACGGGACCACGATCCGCGTTGCGTATGTGCGCAGCGCCTGGGTCGTGGATTCCGTCACGTCCAAGTGGGCCTGTGTGTACGAGAACGAGCCCGGCGTTGACGTGACTGTCTCGGCGCTAGTACCGACGGCGATGAGTTTTGCCGCCAACACTTGGTACTACCTATACCTGCGGTCCGCCTCAGGCCTGCCGACCTACGTGATTTCAGCTACGGCCCCAGGTGTTGGCCGAATCTACATGGGCACCGACAAGACCTACCGCCTACTCAAGAGCTTTCGCACCAACGGAACGGGCGCAATCATCCCGTTTTCGATGGTGGACGGGGACAGCCTCTACACTGGCGGGAACTTCCTGGAGCTGAACTTTGACCTGACTGTGAACAGCACCAGCTGGACCCCGGTTGGGACCGATTTTATCCCGCCCAAGGTTCGCGCCGGCACCATCCGCGCCTACCTGGGCAACACCGCTACCGCCACGACGGAGACGCTGCAGCTGCTGCCGCGCGACCTGGTGGCAACGATTGTCGCCCCGGGCAGCTCTGGGCAGCAGCTGTACGTTCCAAAGGCCCCAAGCGGCGCGCTCGCTGCCGAAGTAGAAGCCAGATTCAAGGTCGAGTTCAGCGACAACATCAAGCAGCTGTCCGCCAAGATGGCGGTGGGCTCCGGTTCCAGCTCGGCCTATTTCGCTGCTGAGTCATTCCAGGAGTGGTCGTGAAACTTCAACCGATAGCTATTGTCACTTCCCTTCCCGCGGCCAACGTCGAGCCGCCTGGATTCTTTCGCGCCGAAGGCGGCAACGTCATTTCCATCATGGGCCAAGCGGCAAACGCTGGCCCTATCTATCTGCTGCGCAAGGTCATCAAGGCAGACGGCAGCTTTCAGTATCTGCCGTACAAGCCCGACCGGCCTTACCGGACAAACCCAGCCGTGCTCTCTGGCTACTTCCACGCCCAATTTGAGACGCCAGCCAAGTGCGCTGACCAGTTCGTCCTGTGCGACGAGGCAGGCGTTGTTGGCATAACCGGTGCCGGAGCAAGCGCGGAGCAGCTGCGATGAGCGGCGACCATTCAGGCGTTGAGCCGGAGGTCCCAAGTCAGCTTGGCCCGGGCATCGTTGGCCCGCCAAATCTTGCGCCCGGCACAGATCCGCCTTCGGTTTGGGTGTGGGACGGCACCGTGTGGCAAGAGCGCCGGGCAGGATATACGGCTAGGCTTGCGTTCCTAAGCGACATCTACAACAGCGCAAATTGGGTTGCCAATACGTGGATTGGGCTGGACTCGGTTTGCCAAACTAACAGCAGCTATTCGTTTGATTTCGTAGCGGGATACGTTTGCGAGACAGAGCAAGAGCAGGTAAGCAGGTGGACCTTCTCGTCGGCTGGCTACTACGGCGGGGCTCTAGCTGATTATGACATTCAGGTTTGGCAATTCAGTCTTAGCGGTGGCTCGTATTTTGACACAGGTATCCGAATCACTGTTCCTACGGGAGCGCGTTTTGCGCAGCAGATTGCCCCAGGGTCAGAGCTGATTTTGAATCGCGGGGACCGCCTCGCGTTCGTTGCCGAGGCTAACCAAAACGATATTTGGTTTGCCATTGACGCCCACGTTTTGCCTCTCAACTAGGAAAGCACATGCCAGCAAACATCAAGTCCATTGCCGAGGGCGGAAACTTCCCCAAAGCCGATTTTCACTCCAGCGAGGCAGCGGTAGCCATCGGGCGCGGCGTGCCGCTGCGTATCAAAGTCGCTGCCGAGGTCAGCAGCACCGACCGTCACGAGGTGGCGGTCTGTCCTGATTTTGAAAATCCCGACCTCGTTTGCACTCAGCAGATGATCAAGGCGCTGCCCGGTACCGGCCTTGCAGGCTGGGCTGGCCTGCCAGCGCTGCCGCTGCTGCTCGGTGGAACGGTGGTCGCTGGCGACCTGCTGACCGTCTCCGGTGGAAAATTCATCAAAGCAACCACGGGCAAAAAGTGCTTGTACCGCGCGATGGTCGACGGCGCCGCTGGCGACGTCATCCCAGGCGCCCCGGTCGGCGTCACCGCCTAGCCATTTCCCCCATCTTATTGGAGCTCAGAACATGTCCCCGATTCGACGCGCCGCTTCCTACCTATCGCTGCTAGCTGTCTCGCTGCTGGTGTTTGGTTTTGGGTGCTACACCCCACCGCCCACCGCTGCACCGCCTCAGCATGTCATCGTCGCCACCATCAGCCATGAGGCACCATGCGCAACTGCGGTCTCTGCGGATCCACCGAAGGCTCGGAGCACTTGCCCACCTGCTGCGCGGCGCAGCTCGGCATTACCTTTTACCTGCCAGCCCAAAGGCCAGGCCTGCCAGGAAGTGGGCGCCTCACACTCCAACAGCTGTCTGACCGATATAACCGGCTTGCCGATAGCTTCGCGCGAACTGGCCAGAGTCAGGCCGCAGGCCTGCACCGAGGGATTAGCATGGGCCTGCAAATCGCTGCTGGAATGCAAACGCGAGGAGGTGGATCTGGAGTGGCTTGAGTGCTGCCCTGATCTGTTGCCGATCACGCGGCGCTTGCGCCTGGAGCGCGCCCGCGTGGGCATCCCGATTGCGGTCTATTACCCGCCCATTGCTATCCCCGAGCTGCTAGATCCTGCCCGCCATCGCTCGGCCTAGCTGGCGGCGGCGTGTCATCCCACTTGGCAGAACTTGCACACGCTGCCGCGCAGACCGAAGCAACAAGCAGCAACCCCAACGCTAAACCACGCATCAAATAACCTCCCGACATGATGTTGTTGATTGCGCCCGCAGCAGGATGCCGCGGGCTTCGCTGACTGCTAGGCGCAGCGCTTGCGGATGCGCAGCGCTCACGCCAAGCAGCTCGACCAGCTCGGCGTCTACTTGCTGCCCAGCGGCCACCAGCTGCAGCAGCCGAAGCGCAGCAGACTCTACAATTTGACCCCAACTTGACCCCAAAACAGGCCCAACCGCGCGCGGGTCAACGGTAGAGCCTGCCTCTTCTAAGCCGTGGGCCACAGGTTCGATTCCTGTCGGGCGCACAAATACCGTCGGTGAGACGGTATTTTTTGTGCCTGACGTGACTAACGGCTTATGCGGCCTTATAGAGCCCTAGGTGC